AGGACACGACATTGACTGGTCTGCCGCAGACAACGGTGATTGGAACTCTGACTTCTGATCCCCAGATTCGGGTACTGCCTTCCGGTAGTTCCGTTGCCAACTTCACGATTGCTTGCAATGACCGCAAGTACAACAAGGAGACGCAGCAGTACGAGGACGGCGACACGACGTTCCTGCGTGGCTCCATCTGGAAGCAGTACGCGGAGAACGTGACTGAGTCTCTCCGCAAGGGCGACAAGGTGATCGCTGTTGGCCGGTTGCGCCAGCGTGATTACGAGAAGGACGGCCAGAAGCGCACCAGCTTTGAGTTGGACGTGGAAGAGATCGGCCCGACTCTGCGTTTCGTCACCGCGCCCACCTCGCGTAGCGGCGGCGGCGATTCAAAGATGGCGTGGGGCAACGCTTCTGAGGAAGAGCCGGGTTGGTGACCGGCCTGACCCCTAGTCAGGCGCGGAGCAGGGACAGGGCAGCCTTCGATGAGTTTTGGAAGGCTTACCCCAAGAAGATCGCGCCCACTGAAGCCGCCCGTGTTTTCAGCGAGATCGTTGAAAGCGGTGTTGACCCAATGCATCTCGTCAGTAAGGCGAGAGCGTATGCATTGACGGTCGATCCGAAAGACCTGAAGTACGTTCCCTCCCCGCACTCTTGGCTTCGTCATGGACGCTACGACGATGCCGATCTGTTCACGAATCAGATTGAGGCAGAGAAGGAATGGCTTAGGGAGTGCTGGCGCACTGTCAACGTCAAGGCGATTGAGAATCGCTACCACGTCACGTTTGAGAAGCAGTACCCGCCAGAGGAAATGGCCGACCCCAAGGCGATTCGGCTTTGGTATCAAGAGACGGCCCGTGCATGGATCAGTCAAATAGTTGAGGAGCAGATACTTTGCAGGGAAGCCGCGAGCCAGCCCACGACGCTCTCGCAGAACAGTCAGTCATCGGAGCCTTGCTCCACAACGCCGGTAACTTCGCAGACCTAACCGGCCTGAAGGCGCAGCACTTCTACAACCCGGTACATGAGAAGCTGTATTCCACGATTCAGCACATGTACAACGATGGTGAAGCCATTGATGCCGCAACGGTTTTCGCCAAGCTTGAGAAGATGAAGGAGCTTCGCAAAGTCGGCGGCGCTGCTTATCTGGGCGAGCTTCTTGAGGCTCCTATTGCTATCGGTAATGCTGGCACCTACGCGCAGATCATTATCGACAAGTGGAAGATCAGGAAGGTCAACGAGTTTGGCGTTCAGTGCATGAGCATTGATGCCGATCCCGACGATGTTGATCATGCGCTTGAGTCTGTTCGTCAGTTTCTTGACAACGTCGATGATGGCCGGGATTGCCAATCTGTTGACTTCCCAGGACTTTACGAGGCGTGGACTGCATCTCAGGATGATGACCGGCCAGCGATTGAGACACCGTGGCTTCAGGTCAATGACAAGCTGACTGGCGGTCTACAGCGCAAGAGGCTGTATGTGGTTGGTGCCCGTCCCGGTTGCGGTAAAACCGTGTTAGGGGCGCAGCTAGCCCTGTATGCGGCCTTGTCTCATCACAAGGCTCTGGTGTTCTCGCTGGAGTTGTCCAAGGAGGACTTGATGGGCCGCGTATTGGCTTGCGGCGCAAGGGTTCCCTATACGGAGATCACCGCCAAGCGTTTGACGGCAGAGTCTTCCGGCAAGATCAGCCGGTGGGTTGCCGCGAGCGCCTCGCTCAACCTTGAGGTTGATGACACTCCCGATCTCACGATTGAGGAGATCAGTCAGCGTGCCCGTATTCACAAGCAGCGCAACGGACTTGACCTTGTGTTGATTGATTACCTGCAACTGATGGAGGAGTCTCCGCACAGCGGCGAGTCTCGCGTGCAGCGTGTTGATCACATGGCTAAGAGGGCTAGGGCCATTGCCCGAAACCTTGACTGCGCTGTGGTGGTGTGTGCCCAGTTGAATCGGAACATCGAAGATCACGGCGGGAAGCCAAGGCTCCCAACGAAATCCGACTTCCGCGAGTCGGGCGGCATTGAGCAGACGGCAGATGCCGCGTTCATCCTGTCGCGCCCACCGGACGATAACGGTGAGGAGTCGAAGATGCCGATGATGAACTTCACCATCGTGAAGAACCGGCAGGGCACTGAGGGAACGCTGAAACTCATTGAGCGGTTTGACTTTCAGAGATTCGACAACGTCTCCGCTTACAGCGTCATCGATAACTGATGCGAAAGTTCTGGCGGCGCAAGGACGAATGGTTTTCCTATGCGGCTTGCTACGGATCGGAAGATCACACGCTGCCGCCGGTTCGAACTGACGGTGGGCCAGAGGCAATGCCCAACTTTGTGCGAGCGGTGTGTAACGGCTGCACAGTTAGACCTGAGTGCGCCACATGGGCTTACGAGGGCAACGAGAGTGGCGTATGGGTGTGTGGCACTTGGATTCCCGGCCACGACGAGGACAAGCGTTTGGCAAATGAGTTGCGGCTCAGTCTCTTTCAGACCGTTGAGCAAGAGCGCAGGGATCGCGGCGAGGATGTATAGGTGCTAGCTGTAGCGAGCGTTTTAAGTAGCCACCCGGCGGCTAACCGATTTTTTAACCCTTGCACCACCGTTTTGGTGCAGGAGTTACAGACGAGTAACGCTAGCAGGAGTTAGCAGATGGCAAGGAACAGGCAGTCAGCAAAGAAGGCTGGAACAGCTTTTGAGACGCTGATCTCAAACTATTTGCGAGATGCGTTGGGAGACAGCACGATTCAGCGTGCCCCTCGTTGGGGTTCGTTGGACAAGGGTGATGTGGTTAACGTAAAAATTGACGGCCACCCGATTGTTATACAAGCTAAAGACGTTGCTAGACAGGCTCTTCCATCTTGGACAGATCAAGCTAGGGTTCAATCTCGAAACGCATCAGCCTTGGTTGGTGTTGTGGTTCATAAGCGGTTCGGTACTACTGACCCGGCGCGACAGTGGGTCACTTGCACGTTGGAAGACCTAGTAGCACTTATCACGAAGGTGCGCCAATCACCTTGCGAGGGAAGGGAAGTCGATTAGTTATGTCTTACGCAGACGACATGGAGTTTGTTTACGGTGAGGTTGAGGACTGGCGGCAGGGCGCACCGTGCGGAACTGTTGACCCGAATCTCTTCTTCGAACAGGCAGAGGAAAACGATGTGTCTACGCAGATGGCTAAGACCATTTGCGGCAGTTGCCCAGTTAGCGAGAGATGTCTAGACGAGGCAATGCTTCTCCGCGAGGAGTACGGCATCTGGGGCGGCATGACACCGGAAGAGCGCACCGCACACAGGCGAACGTGGCTGCGCCTCAAGGGCGGCAAGTCGGCAGTCAAGGGCATGCGCGAGGGCCAAGGCATCCTCATCCACGATCCATCCATCGACCGGCGATACCAGGCTCGCCTTCGCGCCGCACGCAAATGCCTAGAACTTCTGTTGCAGGAACACACAATTGAGCGCCGCGAGTCCTACCTACAGGTACTAGACCTGATCATTGCAAACCCTTCAGAGGGTAGCGACGTATTGGCTCGCCGCCTTGGACGCTCTCCCACATGGTTCAACACGATGAAGCGAGATGTGTACGCGCACTTTGGGATTGAGGAGAACTACGAACATGGGTGATACAATTAAGTCGGAGGAAGCCAGCGCAGTCGAGGTCGCTCCTGCGCCCACCCCCCGGTCTGATCTGCCGCCGTCTCCCGCGTGCCGACCGGGGGGTTCCTCATATGTGGAGGAGCGCGACGAGATCGATGACCTAGTCGATGCGGCACTCCTGAAAGGCCCACGGGCAAAAGGGATTCTGCTGTGCCCACACGGTTGCGGATTCGAATGGCATGGCCTGCAAAACGAAAGCCTCTGCCAAGGGTCACACATCTGATGGCCGACATGGTCAACTCCCCCAAGCACTACACACAGCACCCGTCTGGCATTGAAGCCATCACCATCACTGAGCATTTTGGATTCTGCATCGGGAACGTAATCAAGTACTGCTGGCGTGCCGAATACAAGAACGGCACCGAAGACCTACTGAAGGCTGAGTACTACATCCGGCGAGAGATCGCGAGAAGGGAAGCGGCCCAATGAGATACGGAAACAAAGCGTGGATCGGACTAGCTGTCTACTTAGCAATCGTTGAGATTCTCGCCCCACCCGGCGAAACCCTTTCAGAGGCAATGGACGAATGGCTACAAAGCCATTTGGGAAAAGCCTTGTCCTACACCGCAGTTGGGGTCACGGCAGCCCACCTCGTCAATCTCCTTCCGCAGCAGTTCGATCCAATCCACCGCGCCTTTGACATGAGAAAGCACCTGCAACGAATCGGGATACGCTGAATTCATGGCCGCAAAAATTGCAGTGCTGGACATCGAACGTCAGTCCGGTGTCGCAGATGGAATTTGGGCGTTGCGTCAGAATGGTTGGCTCAACCCAGGACAGATCATCGAACACCCCCGCACGATCTGCTTTGCATGGAAGTGGCTGGGGGATAAGGAAGTTCAGTTCCACGCAGAGTGGGACAAGGGTGCTAAGGCAATGATCAAGAAGGCCCACGCCGTCATGGACGAAGCTGATTACATAGTCGGCTGGAACTCAAAGTCCTTTGATGTCAAGCACTTGCGTTCCGCAATGATCATGCATGAGCTACCGCCGCCAAGTCCGCACAAGGACATCGACTTGATGGTTCAGGCAAAACGTAACTTCTCATTTCTCTCCAATCGGATGAACGAGGTTGCGAAGAATCTTGACCAGAAGGGGAAGATCGCTACAGGCGGCGGCGATCTGTGGAGAAGGCTCCGCACCGCCAAGGGCGAAGAGCTATGGGAGGCAAGGAATCTCATGGCTGAGTACAACAAGCGCGACGTAGAGCTAACGGAAGAGCTTTACGGGTTGATGCTCCCGTGGTGCAGCGGAATCAACGTGCCCCTGTTCCGCGACGGCGACGAGGTTGGGCCGTTCTGCTCCGCGTGCGACTCCGACAACATTCAGTACCGGGGGTAC